CTTTAATCTCAGTTTCAAAATAAGCAGCCAATGCGCCAGCCAATGCAGCTAAACTCAATGAGTTGTCTTTCGCAGTCTTTGATATAGTCTTACTCACTTTCTTAACGCCACTAAGTAATCCTGGACTCTTTTCACGCTCTAATCTATTTTCTTCATCTTGTCTTTGTTTTAGTTTCTGTAAATCTAGTATACCAGTTAGAGTATTCTGAAGAACATCAAACTTAGAAAATAATCCTTTCTTATAATCATCAAACTGATCGCGTGTAACATTATCCATTGCTCCAGGCTTATCTGTTTTAGACGGCGCAATGCGAGAGGGCAGAGATGTTACTGATGATGGTGCTATTTTTGCCATTTATGTTCTCTATGCTGCAGCGTATGCTGGATTATAAGGTGTAGTCTGAGAGGACTGTTGAGACCCCCCAACATTTGTGTTGACTATAGTTGTCTTATTTGTGTTATCGATAATAACGAATCCACCTCCCATCTGTGATTCGCCAAAATCTTCTTCGGGTGGAGATTGAGTTTCAGGTGGAGATGCTTGTGGCGACGAAGAAGACTCATTTGATGTTGGAGTACCAGCGTCGGAAGCAGGAGCAGCAGAAGCGCCAGGAGCAGCATTTGAACTTGAAGAAGGAGAAGTACCAGCAGAAGTAGGAGTACCAGCAGAAGTAGAATCTGGTGCTCCTTGCATATAATTCGTCGGCTTCAAACGCTCCGCGGCGGTCGCACGAGAGCCTTTAGGAACTCGCTCTTGCTGAAATTTTGCCAGTGCTTTTTGTTCTTCTGGCGTTGGATTATATTTTTTGAAGTTCACTGGTGAAAAGAAGTCCTCAAAAAATTTAGGCACATCTTCGCCAAAAAACTTAACGATATTTCTCACAGCATCATCTGCGGCTGTATCGTTTATTGCTGATGCTATCTGAGGCATTATAAAAGGACCGATCAATTTGGCAAGGCCTTGTCCTAAAAATCCACCAATAACGCCACCGGCGATAGCGCCAATGGCTGTGCCAAATACTGGAACAACACTACCTAGAGTTCCCAATATAGCCGCACCGGCTGCAGTACCTAAAGTTGTACCTATTGTATTAAGCACAGCTTGAGCCACAATCTCTGTAGATTTCTGATTATATTCTTTTTCAGTTATTTTTCCTTCATCCTTGTCCTTAGATAAAGCATCGAGTTGATCATTCGCGTCTAATGCCTCAAATATTGGTGTTAAAAGTACTCCAATAATAGGCAACCCGCGAGCAGCAAACTTAAGTCCAGATATAAGTTTCATCACGCCCGCGGGCAGTTTAGATGCTATTTTACCTACCAGTTGTCCTACTGGTGTATTTGCTGCTTTACCTCCTGCCGCTGTAATCGCCTTACCTGCCGCCGTGAGACCACCACCTACAATTTTTGCCACCTTTTGTGCGAAGACGATAGATTTTTCAAATAGTTTCATCATATATTTTTTAACACCATCTATCAATGATAGTATCTTTTCGCCTATTTGTTTAGCCTTATCAATTACAAATTCTTTAATAGTAATACCTAACTTCTTTAGGCCCTCTGGTAGTTTGTTCTTAACCCAATCTTTAGCAAGGAAAAACATCTTCTTTCCCCATCTAAAGAGTCTGATTGCCTTAATGCGTAATTTTTTCATCGTTCTACGGAAATTCTTAAACTTCTTCTTAAGATTTGTCCATAGTCTTTTTGCCCAGTTTATTAATCTGACAAAAGCATCTAATAATGGTTTAATGAAAAATCTTTCGGCTATACCTGTTAACATACCAGCAATCATTGGCAGCAACGAAGATTCATCTTTAACCTGTTCAGGTTCACCAATATTATCATTGGCTGCTACTAATGGTGCGATTTCAGATGTGGTATTAAACTTGATAGCCGAAAATGTCTTAATCAGATTATCGACTCTTTTGTATAGGTCGACTTTATATTTTTCAAAATCTACATTGATTCCAAATGCTTTAGAAAATGAAGCAAACGGTAAAGCGCCCGTAAGTGTTTCTTTAACGATTCGTTTTGCTGCTATATTATATTTGTAACCTTCTGGAACAACATGTTCTTTTCCATCTTTAGAAAACGATTCGCCGGCAGATAGAAACCCAGCACGAATTGGACTTCCATTACTGGCAGGCACACTCTTTGGTGGATCAAGTCTTGATCCAAGATTTATATTATTGAGTTTTGGTAGTGCCATTTTTTATCCGTTCTGTTCTTCTTTCTTCTTTTCTAGATAAGCCAATAACATACCGACGTAATATTCCCTCTCCCACGGCATCAAATTTTCAATATCACTTAAACTATATTTGTGATATTGCATAAGTGAAAAGTTCATCTCATAATAGTTTTTGAGCGTATTATGAGAGAGGGCCATTAGAAAAAATCTGCTACACCCTCAAACTTAACTGTATCTATTTGCCCACATCCACCGCATTCATATGTAAGTTCGTGACTTAGTTTAGGCATAGTTTCAAAAAACTCAGCAAGTTTCTCATATTGTTTAGAGTTCATTTGCTCAATGAAGTTAATACTTTCATCTAGTGTATCTGGAGGAAATACATTTTCACTATCATAAACGTATTCTATACAAGATGCCATAAGAGCAATTTCGTTCTTTTCATTGTTGGTTAGTTGCTGAATACTATCAATAGTTGGATATGACATTTTCACGCCAAGTTTATCATCAATCATAAACCTATTTTCGTGGGCATCGTTACGAGTCACATTGATCGCATCTACTTGAATAGCAACTTCTGTTGAGTGTTCACACGCAATACCCTCGCGATTAACACCACCCCGATGTCTATAATTGAACTTAACTTCTTCGCCGACAGACTTTGCTCGAAGGTTTAAAAACAAATATTCAATATCGAAGTATGGAATTCTAGAAACATCTAAATCATCACAACAAGCGGCAATAGCGTCTTTAATAGCGCGAATGACTGAATCTTGATCAGCGGCTTCAACTGCCATAAGTAGTGCTTTTTCTTCTTTCACTAGAAATGGTCTAAAAGTTACTTCACGCCCGTCAGAAGGTAGTTTCACAGCAAACTTTGGAATCATAATTTTTGGTAAAGGCATAACGATAATCTCCAGTTATTAAAATGGTAAAATACTTTTCTGCGCAACACCAGCGTTACGCGCACCCATGCCAACTTGACTTGCAGCCGCACGAACCGTGCCGCCAATACCCTGTCCCTTGATTAAAGAAAATGTTGGCGCAAAGCGATTAAATGCTTGAATGCCTCCACGAATCATATTGGCAATAGATGTGTTTTCTGTCGGTGTTTTAAATGTTGGCACGATTTCTTGAGCAAGTCTATATTGAAATGTGACTTGTAACTTAGCATAACTATCATCGCCCCAACTCAATGGCAGTTCATTAACGCTTAATGGAAACGGCTCAATCAACTTAACATGACACGCGTGTTCGATATCTCTTTCCTTTTGCCCACCAAATAGATTTAATCCAAATGGATCTGTCAATGGACTTGGATCAAATCCTACAGCACGGGCAATCTCTTGCAACTCACTGAAAAGTCCCGGCTTCTTACCACCAGAAGATTGTAATGCTGGGCTTGTCGCATATGTCATAAGTTCAATACAAGAGTCTTTTGTTGCGTCATCATAATATCCTACATCATACATACCGTTTTGAATACCACCTTTGCCACTCGCTAGATTGCCCGCTTGTGACATTGTTCTACTATTGCCTAAGATTATATCTTGCCATGCCATAAAGAACTCACGTTCACGCATATCTTCACTTAGAATAACAGTAAATGTAATATCCTGCGATACAAAGCCATAGGGAATTTGTCTGGGTGGACCATAATATCTCTGCTCGTGTCTAAGAATGCTTCGTGTTGGCATCGATGCTTGTTCGATACGTAGAGGCATAGCCCTTGTCAGCGTCTTTAGATTTGCTGCAAGTGTAGACGGAGGAGTAATCATAACCATAAAATATGCTGGACTCGCAAAACCAGATTTACCAATCTCAGACGTAAACTCCTTTACGTTAAAAGCAGTACCTTTTGTGCGTGAAGGTCTAGTAAAAATCTTTGTTACTGATCCTGGAATATTCATTAGTATATCATCCTTTTGCTTTCTTTATAAACGGTTTTGTTATCTGCCTTCATAAATCTATCAATTGGAAGAAATAGAGCAATATTCCATTCTTTTGGTTCAATATAAAAAAACTTTGATCTTAGATGTGAAAACAAATATTGCTTCACACATGGTCTAAAATACTTCAATGTAGATACGCGGTTCAATAGTTTATATGATAGTTTAATCCGAGTCGTTATATCCATCTTGTCGTTATTAACATATTGATATAAAGAATCCATAAGCCGCGCACGAAGAACTAGAGGCAAATAATGTAGATTTAGTCCATAAAAACCTGCGCCCTGACTTGCTTTTCCTGTTGTCGTAGAAGCATTAAAAGGTAGAACCAAAGGAAATCTATCATAATACGGTAGTGTTTTCTTGCCCTTTGGATCATACGAGAACAAATACATCCGTCCTATCATTGGAATAGTGGTGAGTCTTGTTCTATCTGCTGCTATAAGTTTAGTTGCAGAAGCAGTCGTCTTTGCTGCTTGATTTCGAAACCAACGACTAGAATCTTGTTCTAATGTCGGCATTCGACCAGACTGAGCGCCTTTAGCTAATATTGGTTCAAAAATATATGCTACCATTACTTTAAACCAAGTTCTTTCTCTGTTATAATATGAAATGACCAGCCACGATCTTTACAGTATTCGTTTGCCGCTTCCCATTTAGCACTATTTATGCCGAAAGTTGCCACTTCATTGATATATTTTTTGGTTATACGTTGACTATTCTCTCGAACTTTGGGCGATTTAGATTGATTTGCTGGTTTGATTTCCAGCATTCTGACACATATTTTACCATCCTTATCTTTCATTTTAACTAAAAAGTCAGGGAAGTATCTATGAAACTTTCCATCTATCGGAGACTTGTATGGTATGGCTAACTCTTCACTAGCCCATTCCAACACATATGGGTGATCATCTAAATATTTCATCACACGAAGTTCCCACGAACTGCGATAAGTTATATTCATGGGATTACCTCGGTACTTTACCGGATTCTTTGGTTGAAACTTGCCCTTATAATATTTCATATCACTATGTATCGATATAAATAGGATAAACAATGGAGACCAGTAAATGGCGTTTAATTTTGGTGTTGGTAGTCGTGGAGGACCTCTCTCAAGTTTAGAAAGTTTAGAAACTAATGATGGTAAAACAACAGCAGCCAACTCAATAGATTTTTACGACGGCGTTAAGTCGTCTCCTGTTCATGTATCATTTCCAAACGATTTAGAGCAGATTGATCATTGGATTACATTTCGTGCTTTTGAAACAAAACAAATGTCTAGAAGAGCAGCAGTCGACAAAAACGCATTAGCCTTTATCGCTCTTCCAGTTCCTAGCAATTTATCTGCAGGGTATGAGATTGGATATACTGAGTTCTCATTAGGGGCTATAGGAAAAGAGATAGTTGATGCGGTAAATAATGATGAAAAATCAAAACAACTTGTTGCGTCTTTGGGCGTCGGCGCGGCGGCCGGAGCCGCGGTTGCTGCAATGACTGGACAGAGTTTACTAGCAGGAGCGACTGCTGGCACGATTGGAGCAGGCGCAATTAAAATATTAAATGGAAATAAAGAAGCGACTGCGCTCGCTGCGGCAGTGGGAGCACAGGCACTAGGAGATTTAGGAGGAGCCATTACTGGTCAGTTGGGAGTTGCCAGAAATCCGCATAAAGTTGTTCTATTTGAGGGAGTAGGATTTCGTAAACATCAGTTTACATATACATTTGTTCCACAAAGTCGAGCAGAAACAGATAAAATAAGAACTATTATTTCTTTATTTAAGTTTTTTGGGTCACCTAGTTTAAATGCTTCTGGAACTTTAAAATTGGGTCAGTTGACTAATAACACAATTGGCGACATAACAATATCAGGTGGTAAACACTTCTTTAAATACCCAGAATATTTTGAAATGGATTTTCATCATCCTAAGTATTTGTTTCAAATTGGACCATCTGTATTAGAAAATATTGAAGTTAAATATGGTGGTGAACAACAATATTACGCTAGAGGTATAACAGATAAAATTCCATCGCCAACACAAATAACACTGTCTCTTACATTTAAAGAAACAGAAATTATTACTAAAGAAAACATTTTTAGCGAGAACCGATAATGGCATATTTCTTTTCAGAACATCCATATGTTGTGTATGATGTGCTAGGTACAAGCCAACCACGACTTGCTGTAGATATTACGCGCAGATTTAGATTGGATAAAATTACAAAAAACAATAAACTTGTCTATTACGATTATGATATTAAAGACCGAGATAGACCAGATATTATGGCCGACAAGTATTATGGTAATAGTTCACTCGATTGGTTGTTCTTTATTACAAATGAGATATTTGACCCATATTTTCAGTGGCCACTAAACTACAAACAGTTTACTGATTATGTAAAACAAAAATATGGAAGTGTGTCTAATGCGCAAGCACAAACTCATCATTATGAACAAATTCTTCAGTTGAGAACTGAAATAGTCGATCAATTTGATGACACGTTCATTAATATTCCCGAAAGAACCATTCAAGTAGATTATACAACGTATTTAACCCTTGCGCCATCATATCGGCGACAGATTACCACATTTGATTTTGAAGAATCGGAAAATAATCGAAAAAGAAGCATCAAGATTCTAGATGCTGCATTTGTGCCAGATATTCTTCAGCAACTTGATGGAATCTTTCAAGTATGACAGATTATAAAATTGGTCAGGCGCAGATTCGTAAACTTATTATTAAATCTAATATTAATAATGGTACAAATCAAAATATATCAAATCTGGCTACAAAATTATTCTTTTATGAAGATATATTCGCAAATCATATGACAAGCGAAATAGAGATACTTGACGGCACTTCACTATTAACAACACTTCCTATTGTTGGAGGTGAAGTTGTTGAAATGGATGTAGGTGAACTTGGCGCAGAAAACAAAGAAATCAGAAAACTTAAAACGGATTTTGTCACGTTTAAGATGGCATCAAGGCAAAGACCTAAACCCGACTTGGAGTTCTATGTCCTTAGTTTAGCAACAGCCGAACAACTCATCGATTCCTCTATAACTATAGATCGGTCATACACAAAAGAGATTCATAATGTCATTAAAGATGTGGTAAATGAGTTTTTGACTCCAATTTCAGGAAAGAAACTAATATCATTTGAAGAAACTAAAGGCATTCATGATATCATCGCAACAGGCATTACGCCAATGGCGTTTATAAAACAACTAGTTCGCGAAGCAGAATCGTCAGACAATCCATCATCGCTTTATATGTTTTATGAGACAGTAGAAGGTTATCATTTTGAAACTCTTGATGGGTTATATTCAAAAGATATTCAACATAAGTTTATATACGATGAAATAACAAAGTCTTCTGCTACTCCAGGAGCATCTGATCTATTACAAATAAATATAGCGTATTTAAATGTAGATAATTCATTCAATCTACTTGATGGTCAGATAGATGGCCAGTTTGCGTCTGAGGTATATTCGTTTGACCCACTCACGAAGTCATTTATAACGCGCTCATATTCATATACAGAGTTTGAACAGAATAAAAATAGTAATCGAACTATCGGTAATGCTATAATGCAGAAATATATGGCAAATCCAACAACATCTAGATTTATTGTAACCAACTCACACAGAACTGATGTACAATATGTAACACAAAACGAAGACCGAACACAAAATATATTTCGGCGCCGTCAAGACTTTATGGCTCTTGAACGCGCAACACTTCGGCAATATGGCAGTATGAGACTCCACGCATCTGTACCAGGAAACTCAAATGTGATTGCTGGCCAAACTATTGAGTTGATTATACCTTCGCCAGATGATACAGTAGAAGGTAAAGTAAAAAATGATCGGTTCATTACTGGCAAATATATAGTTACTGCAGTCGCACACAATATAAATGTTGCGACAGGAGAATATGCTACAGTCATGGAATGTATGCGACCTGGATATCAAAGTAGGATAACATAATGAGTGTTCGACAGTCTGGAGAATGGATGGGACTAGACGGATTCGTTTGGTTCTTTGGTGTCGTAGAAGATAGAATGGATCCACTTAAGGTTGGCCGCGTTCGTGTTAGATGCTACGGGTGGCACACCGACGATAAAGGTAAGGTACCCACCAGTTCATTACCATGGTCTCAGGTGATGTTACCGATCAACTCAGCAAGTCTTAGCAGCATCGGAGTGTCTGCCACGGGGTTGATCGAGGGATCAACTGTCATTGGCTTCTTTCTAGATGGAAAAAATGCGCAATTACCTATGATTTTAGGTTCAATCGCTGGTATTCCTCACGATCTAATCAATAGGGATAAGAATGCTGGCTTTAATGATCCATTTGGTATATATCCACTAGACGATGAGATTGGTAATCCAGACACTCCTAGATTGGCATATGATAGATTTACGGAAGATTATGTAACTATCGCTAAGACAGCCACTCGTGTTACTGATATTCCCACGGCGAGCATCTATCAGCTTGATACTGTCGCACACTCGAAAGACTATACGGCGGTGATATGGGATGAGCCAGAATACAGAGCAGGGGCCGGTTCCGAATATCCATTCAATCACGTACATCAAACCGAATCGGGTCACGCATTCGAAATAGACGATACTATTGACGAACTTGGTGGTGGGGGTCGTATTCACGAATGGCATCGCACGGGTACTTATAGAGAAATCCAATCAAGCGGAGATAGAGTTACCAAAGTCATCGGCAACAGTTATGAAATCATTGTAAATAACAACAATGTACTCATCAAGGGTGATTGTAATATTACAGTCAATGGTAATGCCCGGCTATTTGTCGGCGGAGATTTGATTGAAGAAGTCGCAGGCGACCATCATCAAACTATCCACGGCTCACGATATACAAAGATTGACGGCTCAGACCATACTGAAATCGCAAGTTCTCGGGTAGCCAATATCTCACAAGATGACACGCTGAAGGTGGATGGCGATAGCCTCACCAACGTTGGCCAAAACTATACTCTCGGCGTTAGTGTCAATTTAACACAATCAGCAGGTAACGATTCGTCGTTTACTACAATAGGTAATGCCATCACGATGACGATTGGTACGTATAAGAATGTTGGCGTAAAAACGATGAATATCACAGCACTAAGTAATCTAAAAATGGCAACGGGAACAACTTTTGATATGTCTGCTGGTGGATATGCCAAATATCAATACAACGGCAAATATGCTATCAGGTATGAGGGTGATAAACACGAACATATCGGAGCCGATACGTATTCCCGACACGATGGCGGTGTTGACTATAGTAAGCCTGGTGACCCAGTCAGAACAAGTGGTACATCTAGTGATGATGTGCCAGTAGCGGGAGAAGCATAATGGCATTACCAGCATTACCAGCACCAGCATTACCATCACCATCTGCGCTGCCTGGAGCGACCGCTTTGGGTAGCATTATGTCGAGCGCGGCCTGCGGGCTGAATCTAGGTCTAGAGGCATTCAAAGGATTACTCGACGGAATCAAAAGTTTATTATCTGGACTATTAGATGGAGTTGGCGCACTTGGTGATATGCTTAGTTCTCTCAAGGACACACTATTAGGCAAACTCAATGATTTGACACAGATGCTAAAGGGATTATTTGCCGGGATTGAGTTACCATCATTCGATTTACATAGTGGTCTTAAGGCGGCGTTTGGCGCGCTTATGACTGGCGTTGGTGACTTCTTTGGTATGCTTCGTGGTTTGATGGGACAGTTTCCATCTGTTGATTGGAGCGCATTATTCGGTAAGTTCAGTCTACCTAGCTTCGATTTCTGCAAAGACGTACCAAATATGAAGATAATCAATGGTGCAGAAGTTCTCAAAGCAATGCCTGAGATTAAACCTATTAGTGCGGTTACGATGTTACCTAATCCACCAACTATACCCACTATACCTCCTATGCCAGAGTTTAAGTTTCCTAGAATGTCTGTCATTGCTCTACCGTAGTTACTATAGTATCTGCACAAACAACACTGTTATTATATCAGAATTTCGTGAGTTGTCAAGTATAAATAGCATAAACCAGGAGAACTCATGGCTACTGTTACCAAAGCCGTTATCTATAGAGACTTTGACTTACGCTTTCTGGCACATCCAGTAACAGGCAAACTTGTCATCAAAAAGAACTCAGATGCGGTCAAGCAGGCGGTGAAGAATCTGATTTTGACCAACTTCTATGAGCGACCATATCGTCCAAACTTTGGTTCGTCTGTTCGTGGTCATTTATTTGAGAATTATACTGCGTTTACAGAGGAATCGCTTCAATATGGCATTAAAACTGCGCTTGAAAACTTCGAACCTCGTGTTGAACTATTAGATATAAGATTTGGTGGGAATCCTGACAGGAATGAACTAACCATTAGTATTATATTTCGTCCGATTAATACCGTTGAGAATATCACACTCAACTTGAACATGGAAAGAGTCAGATGACGGCTAACACAGCACTAAGCGTAACTGGATTAAATTTCGACGAGATTCGGCAGAATCTTAGAACATTTATTGCGGCAAAGCCAGACTTTGCGGATTATGACTTCAATGATAGTGCGATTGGTACACTTCTTGATTTGCTCGCATACAACACATATTATAACTCATACTACGCGAGTATGGCAGCATCAGAATCATTTATTGATAGCGCCCAGATGTATGATTCGGTAGTATCTCGTGCTAAGTTAGTTGGATATACTCCAGTCTCGGCGCGAGGCGCAACTGCAAATGTTCTCATTTCGTTTTCAACCACGGCAAATACAACATTTCGTAGCATTTCTATTCCAATTAATACTAAGTTTACATCTGTCATTAATAGTGTGTCATATACATTTGTTACACCAAAATCGTATACGGTTGTCGCAAATACAACGAATGGATTCCGAAGTTATATTGATTTAACTGAAGGGTATCCCGTAACTCATCGATACCTCTATACTTCATCAAATACAGCTTTTGTTTTACCAAACGTAAATGTAGATACGAATAGTGTTACTGTTACTGTGACAAGCAATGGCGACACAGTAACATATTTGCCTGTATCTGACATTCTTACAATCAACTCATCATCTAAGATTTTCTATACTGAAGCAGATAGAGATTTGAAATATAAAATCTCATTTGGCGACGATGTTTTGGGTGATAGACCAGATTATAATAGTACAGTAGCAATTACATATCGTATTTGTAGTGCTTCTGGTGGTAATGGCGCAGATAGATTTACGGCTACAGGATCAGTGGGCGGGCAAGTAAACTTCACTCTTACAACAGTTTCGCGAGCGACTGGTGGAGCATTACAAGAAAGTATTGAATCTGTTCGGTTCAATGCGCCCAAGATTTATGAAACACAGAATCGTGCCGTTACATCATCTGATTATCAGCGCATCATTCTTCGTGAGAACCAGGATCTTCAAGCTGTGTCAGTATGGGGAGGCGAAGAAAATAGCCCACCTATTTACGGTAAGGTGTTTGCTACAGTTAAGCCAATTCAAGGCACATTGATTTCAAGCGCAAGAAAAACGCAGATTAAAACTAATCTTCGAAAATATAATGTACAGGCAGTTGATCTTGAGTTTGTAGACCCAACATTCCTTTATATCATTCCTACAATTCGTGTTCAGTTAGACTTGGCGCAGACGACAACTACTCCATCTGCGGTAGCTGCAGCAGTAGCCGCACGGATTATATCCTTTGAATCAAATAATCTCAATAGATTTGACGGTAGATTTAGATATTCACGGTTTCTTGATTATATTGACGGAGCAGATAGAGGTATTACTGGTACAACAGCAGACATTAAACTTCAAAAGAGATTTCTGCCATCTATAACACAACAAAATACATATACTTTTAGATTTAATCAACAGATTATTAATCCAAAGTTGGAATCTGCCGTGAACTCAAGTCGGTTTACATATGGCGGTAATTTTACTTATCTAGACGATGATAACGCAGGTAATATGCGCACTTATTATGAAAATGGTCTCGATAAGATTTACACAAATACAAATATTGGTACAGTCGATTATGTAAACGGCGTTATTGTTCTTAAGAACTTTCTGCCAGTAGCGTATGAGGGGTCGTATATTACTCTTGATGTAAACCCAATTACACAAAACTTTATTCCTGTCCGAAATCAGATTCTATTGATTTCTGATTCTATTGTTACAGTGTACGACGATACAAGTGGTAAAGAACTTGCTAAAATTTCAACAGTATCCACTATTGGTGAAACAACTGCGACAAATGAAACTGCTATTGCTACGGTCACTTCATACTAATGGCAATCGTCGGCGCAAATGAAATCTATCGGAAACTATCGTCACAGATAGAATCTCAGTTTCCTGAGTTTATTCGTGACAATGGTCCAAATTTTGTTGCGTTTCTTAAGGCATATTATGAATATATGGAGCAAACCGGTAATG